AAATTAGTTGAAAAATATTCTGAAATATTTGATATGTGGGAAAAAGATGATACTTTTCTTTGTATAGAAGGTACACACAATCCTACAGGAATTAAAATATTTATAGATGAATTTGCTAAAAGAAATGGCAAAACAAGTCCAAGAAAAGAAGGAGCATTAGAAAAATCTACTTATATTCCTAATCATCCAAATCATATCACTTTAATTATTACAGATTATGTTGGAGTATTAGACCCAGAAAAAGATGAAAATGGTCAGAAAAAATTAAGACTAGATAAATTTTCTTGGATTATGAGAAGAGCAAGAGATTTATATGGTTTTAGTCCTTTAAACATTCAACAATTATCAAGACAATTAGCATCTTCTGATAGAATCAAACTAAATGATGTTAAACCAAAGTTATCAGATATTGCAGATACTTCAGAATTAGCCAGAGATGCTGATGTTGTAATTGCAATATTTGAACCATATAGGTACTTACCTGAAGATACTACAAGAGACTTGTTAGGTTATGAATTGATGAAACTAAGAGATAATAGAGGGTTTAAATACTATAGATCTATTCACATTCTAAAAAATTCATTTGATAGTGATGGAATTACAGTAGGAGTAGCTTTTCATCCTGAAACAGGTATTTTAAAAACTATAATGAAAAAACCAGCAGAAATGACTCAATCAGATTATGATTCTATACTTGATGGAAGTTATTTTTTAACTAAATAAAATAATATATTTATGATTATAGGAAGTCAAGCAATTTTATATCATTTTCCAGATTTTCCTAGAAAACCAAAAGATGTAGATATCATTAAAAATATGTATATTGAAGGATATATGTCTGATTTAAAGATCGAATGGTTAGAAAACACAGTATTACAAAATTGGTTTACTAAACCTATTGAAGTTTGTACTCCTAACGAACTTTATACTCTTAAAATATCACATTGTTTTTGGGATTTAGAAAATGGTAGTTGGGACAAGCATATTTGGGATGTACAATGGTTAAAAGAAAAAGGATGTAAATTTATTCCTGAATTATTTTATCAACTATATAATTATTGGAATACAATACATGGGAAAAATAAAAGAAGTAATTTACAAATGTCTGCTGAAGAGTTTTTTGATAATGTTGTTAATTTTCCTATAGAACATGATTATTTACATGAACTTTTAGTAGAACATGAATATTTTACAGAAAAACAACCTACATATAAAAAAATATTAAAAGATGGTGCAGATGTAGATGTAAGTGAGGAAAAATTTAATCAACTAACAGAAAAGGAAAAATTTAATTTAGTCATTGAAGAAATTATGGTAATGGCTTTGGAAAGATATGGAAATATGTATTATAAAAAAGCTTATAATAGAATGTTAAAGAAATTTATTTTAAGCCATGCTCCAATTTGGGAAGCAACCTGGATAATAATTAATCATAAAGAATTACTAAATAATATACCTTTTGATTATATTGCATTTTTGAATAAACAAATATCTAAATAAAATGGTTAAAGGAATATACAAAATAATAAGTCCTTCTAATAAAATTTATGTAGGACAAAGTTGGAATATTGAAAAAAGATTTAAAAAGTATAAAAATTTAGATATATCTACAAAAAATCAACCTAAATTATGGAATTCTTTATTGAAATATTCTCCTACTAAACATATATTTGAAATTATAGAAAAATGTGAAATTGAAAAACTTAATGAAAAAGAAAGATATTGGCAAGATTATTATGATGTATTAGGTAAAAATGGATTAAATTGTATATTACAAGAATGTAAAAATAAACCAAGAAAAATTTCAGAAGAAACAAGAAAAAAATATTCTGATTGGCAAAAAGGGGATAATAGTCCAAAAGGATTTAAAGACAAAAAACATTCTCAAAAAACAAAAGATATTATTAGTAAAAAGAATAAAAATAAATTAGTATCCAAAGAGACTAAAGAAAAAATGTCTTTATGGCAAAAAGGAAGAAAATTAACAGAATCTCATAGAAATAATATGAGGGGAAAAAGAAAAAGTATAAATGGCAAAAAAGTAATAAATGCTGTTACAAAAGAAGTTTTTGACTCTATTGCTATTGCTGCTAAATTTTTTAATCTTAATGAAGGTACTTTAAGAGCAAGACTCTCTGGTAGACTTAAAAATAATACAGATTTACAATATTTTACACATTTAAAAACACAAATTAAAGAAAATGGAGCAAACAATTTCAATTAAAACATTAATAGAATTTTTTAAAAACAAAAACAAATACTTCATAAATGAAGTGAAAGGTCATACAGGTATTCCTGATAATAGTGATGCTGGTGAACAAGGAGAGTATAATGAATATTTTAGATTTTATAAACATCCTGATTTACCTGAAGGCGTATTTTTAAGAGAAACTTATCAAACAGATAGTTATGGATATGATAGGCATTTAACTAAATATGAATTTGTAAAAGGAAAAGAAAAAACAATTACAGTATTTGAACCTATAAATTAAACAAAATGGAAAAATTGACAGGAATACAAATAATAGAAATTTTAAAAGAAAAAATAGAAGAAGTATCATTATTTGCTTATGATGAAATTCCTTATACAATTATTGAAGAAGATGAAAAAATACAAACTATAAAAGATTTATGGTTAGTAGAAAATCCTAATCCTGGTTATAATCATCCTACTTATCAAGAATGGTTAAATAAATACCAAAATATACCTTCTAAGTATGATTCAGCTAAGAAAAGATGGATGCAAGAAAATAATATTGTTTGGGAAGAAGTTGAACAATATGGAGGAGAAGGACAAGGAGATACTTGGTATAGTGTTAAATATTTTCCTGACCATAATATTTATTTAAAGGTAGATGGTTGGTATCAATCTTATAGTGGTACTGAATTTAATGGATGGGATTGTGTAAAAGAAGTAAAACCTATTCAAAAAACAGTTACTGTATATGAATAACAATTAATTAATTTTATTAAATCAATTAAATTGACTATATTTGCTACATAAAAATAAAATAAATTATGTCAGAAGAAAAAAAATTTAACAGATTGCCTTTAAATGAAAAAGGAGAGTTAATCAAAGGAGAATGTTCCCTAAAATCTCCAAGAAACTTAGTTTTTATTAGTCAAAAAAAGACAGGAAAGACTTTAACAGCAGCTAATCAGCCTAAAATCTTAATTGCAGATTGCGAAGGAGGCACTAAAGATTTTGGTTTCCCTGTAAATAATCAAGTAGATGTACTTAGATATGAAGGTACTGAAGCATTTATGAAAACTAATAAATATGGTTGGATTCCTATGGGATTATTTCAATTAGTAGATGAATTAAAACATGCTAATGACATGCCTACTTATTGGAAATTATTTCAAGAATTTGATGATAAAAAAACAAAGGAAAGTTATGAAGCATTAGTTAATCACATTAATAAAATGCCTTTTCCTATCCTTATGTTAGACACTATTACTACTTTTATTGAAGTTTCGAATTCAGCAGCATTACATGAATATAATCAAAATGTAAAGCCTGATAGTAGAAAAACAGATGTAAAAAGAGTAGATGAATATGGAGGAGTGAGATTAATTAGACGTAAGTTTGAAGAAATTAAATCTTTTGTAGAACAAAATGCATCTCCTTTTATCATATTTGCAGGACATATTGCTGAAAAAAAGAAAGTATTCAAGAAATCAGAAGAAGATATATCTACAGTAGATATTGATTTAGAAGGAGTTCTTAGTAAAATCTTTACTGTTAAAGCATCTGCAATAGGTATATTTCAAAGAACAAATGAAGGATGTTTTATTGATTTTACTAAACGAGATGAGTCAGATTTGGGTAGCAGAAATGCTCATTTATCAAATAAGACTATAAAATTAGCTGATTACATTAGTTCTGAAGATTTAGCAAAAGGAAAAGTGCCTAAAACTTATTGGCAAACAATTTTTCCAGAAATAAATTTTAAATAATGGCAACAAGAAAAGCAATACAAAAAGGAAGAGGATATGCAGGATTAGAAAAAATACCTGTGTATCAATATGATGAAAAAGGTAATTTCCTAAAACAATGGGAATCTATGTCAGCTCTTAGATATCATTACTACCCAAGAGATTATTCAAAAAGACCTTTGTTAAGGTCAAAAAGAGCAGATTTATATAATTATGACATATTACCTGATAGAACTTTTTATAGTTTGGAAAGATTAGGAAGAAAAATTGTACAATATGAAAAGATTTTTAACTCTAAATTTGTTATAAATAGGGTTAAAGAAGACCGTAATGTTGGAATTTATAATATAGTAGGGGATAAAATTGCACATTTCGAGAATGCCTATATAGCAAGTTTACTTACCAATGTAGATTATGGAGTTATATTAAAAGATTGTAATGAAGGTAAAGGAAAAAGGCAAAAAGAATTAAGTTTTAGATTTGA